GATGTCGCCATTGTTGTTTGCTGTGACAGAAGGATTTTTAATTGTTATCCAGTTTCCTGCGCCGTCATATTCTCCGTTGCCTTGTAAAAACAATAGAGGCACACCACCGCTTGGACTTCCACTTGATGTGTCTCTCCAATAAAGTTCTACGCTGCCGCTGCCAGTATCAGTATCATACCATACACGGTTTACTGTTAACCCGTAATACGATAGAGTAGTATTTGCTGCACCGCCATGGATATTTGCAACAGGAAAACCATTGGTTGCTAATGCACCGTAAAGTGTGTTAGCTTGAACTCTACCTACATTACTCTCTTGTCCTGTTCCATCAAACGCACCAGTTAATTTAATAACTGCTGTTTGCGTATCATCTTTTAAAACTTGATATGAAAATATGTTTGCCATTTTTTATTCCTCTGCTTGTATTGGCGCTTGGCCAGACCAAGCTAAATTGCCATATGGTATTGTTACATATTTATTTAACTTATCTATGTGGTACAACGCAACTCTACGGCCATCAGCAAACTGTCTAACTGAAACTCTTTTCATCAATAAAACTGACGGGGGTTCCATTGTTGGATGGTTTGATTCAGTTTTGATTTGTTTCAGCGTTTTCAACTGGTGTATCCTGTGTTGTTGTTACTTCTTGTTGTTCTTCTTCTTGCTCATTGTTAAAGTAATTTTGAGCAACCGCTTGTTTTGCTGCATCTAAATGTGCAGTAACTTTATCATGGATTGCAGAATACAATGATTGTCTAAACTGAACTGCATCATCATTTTCTGCATAATCAATAATTTGTCGTGTAATATCTGTCATAATGTCTCCAATAAAATATTTATAATATACGTTTTAATTTGTGAAATGTGGATTCTTCATTTGTAGAAGATCTTTTTGCTTGTGCTGCCGCTAAATCTTGTTGTGCCTGAATGTCATCTGGATGTGTAGGTTGTGATGGTACTTGAGCCATCATCTGTGCCTGTGCCACATCATTTGTAACACCAACTGGCAATCCAAGGCCAGCTTCTTTTTCTTCATCCATTTGTTCTTGCATATCTTTAATTTGATCATCAGATAAACGAAGAACGTTTCTTTGTATCCATGTCTGAGAGAAATAACGACCGGTGTATGGATCAACCAGTTGTAAATAAGCAAGACGTTCTTTCATCAATTCTGCTTCTTTAAGTTCTTTAAAGTTGTTGTCTTTGATGAAATCATAATATATGTTTTCTCTAAATTCTTCCCATTCTTCTTTGGTACAAATACCTTTAAGAATACATTGTGTTTTTAATGCTTGGTCAAATAAATCTGAAAAACGATTACGCAAACGATCAACAAATTTTGAAAACTTTAATTCATCACGAGTAATTTCATTTGAACGACCAAGAGAAAAACCTGATGTTTCTGGATTTAAACGAGAAACTGGAACAGATAAAGCTTTATATAATTTCTTTTCGAAATATTTTACATCTTCTAATTCGCCAAGATTTTGACCACCAGGTAGAGTATCAATTTCTGTGCCTTTGCCACCTTCACGGCGTGGTAACCAAAAGTCTTCCATCATTGACAAGAATTTACGATCATCTCGAACTTCACCGGTGTTTGCATCATAGACAAGTTTGTTTTTATACTTGACCATGATATCACGGAGGTATTGTTCTGCCTTTAGTTTTGGAAGATTACCTACATCGATATAAAATATACGGCGTTCTGGTGCTCTAGAAATACGGTAAATAACAGTTGCATCTTCAATCATACGCAACTGATTTAATGGTTTAATTGCCTTGTGCAAGTAAGAAAGAACGATTGCACGGCGAGAATCCATTAAACCAGAAACAACATTGACAATAGAATCTGTAGTAATTCTAACGCCTACAGGACCAAAATTGGACGATGTTCCTGTTGTTACTTTATCATTGTAAATATAATATTCATTTACAACTTTTTGCATTTCTACATTGGTATTTGGATCTTTTACTTTTTTAATCTCACGGACTTTTCTTAGTTTTCGTGGATCAACATAACGAAGTTCTTTAATACCTTGCATTGGACTTTGACGGTCGATAATCATATGGTAATACAAACGACCATCAACATAAAATCTGCGGAATATATCTTGTGACATATTTTTATAATTTAACAATCTCAATACAGTTTTAAATTCTTCTTTAATTGCATTTTTAATTTTATCTGGTTGATTTAAATCATCAAGAATAATCTGTACAGTTTTACCGTTATCATCTTGGCATATGGCTTCACCTATGATATCATCAATTGCAGATTCTATTTCTGGCTGCATAGCCATTTCACGATATCTTGTGATTAGTTCTACATCATTTTTTGCGGTGCCGTCTAGATCAACATATGTACCATAATAAGCGGCAGAAGTAATAGTAAGCGCTCCATCTTCATTTGATGGAGGCGTGAAAGATTGTTGCACTTCTTCATCTTGTTCAGATTTATTTCGTGCAATCGTAAAACCAAAGAGTGAAAATTTATTTGCCATCGTATTTTATATCCAAATCAAAAAAGCATAATAGAGAGGACCGAAGTCCTCTCTGTAGTATAATAAAAATTTAGGTTGTTGTATCTGTTTCCCACCATTGATATGCAAAGGTAACAGCATATTCTTCAATAGTGTCATTTGAACCCCAATCCAAATCAATTGGAGCCAAATCTAATGGGTACATACCAACAAATTTATATGTTTTCAAAATTTCGCCAGTTTTGGCAAATTGTTTAACAACCGCATCAACAGTATAACCGCCAGGTCCTCTAGCAGCTGGATTTCGCAAATTTGTTGCGTGACTATTAATTGCGTTCATCCAAGATTCCATACTATTACGAATTGTAAAGTCCTCATCGTTAAGAATTTGAACTGTCCAATCTGTAAATGATCGATTGCCTGCAAATTTAATTTCACGACCAAAGTAATAGAGTGGTACTTGACCTATTGTAGAACCTGGCAACTGTGCAGTTTTACACATAAAAACAGATTTCTGTGCTGCTGCGATTGCGTTGTCTGCAATTGTTGGAATTGTTAGAGTCACTTCAAATAAATTTGGGCGAGCGCCGTCATTTATCATGTTTGATCTAAATTCTGCTACATTGAATGCCATTCTTTTCTCCTATATCGTTGAATTATTTATTAGAATCTACCAACGACTTCACTAAAATCAACACCAGTTCTAACAGCAACGAAGTTCAACTGGATAAAGTTGATTGAACGAGCAGGCTTAATGTAGATATCGCCAACAAATTGGTTAGAATCAATAACTTGTGGAGTATTATTTGTATTGTCACAAACAACACGGAAGTCATAGATACCACGGCGACCTTGAACATCACGCAAGAAAGGTGTTACCAAAGCTACAAATTGAGCACGGGTAAATTCATCGTTAAATTCAAACAATGAATATTTTGCTGCACGAGCAATTGTTTTTTCGAGAGTAATAAAAAGTCGGCGAACGTTAATTCTATCAAATGCAGATGGTTTATCTTGTAAAGTTTTATCACCAAACAAAATTATACCAGAACCTGCCATTGCTATCACAGGATTAATACCTTTAGCATATAATGAATCTCTCTCGGACTTGTTTGGATTCCATGCAAGTTTAACAACATTTTTAATGAAACCACGATTTAAACCAGCTGGTGAGAACCATGGATCACGAACATTGTCTGTATACACACAAAGTCCAGCGATATCGCCATTTAATGGTATCCAACGATAAACGTTGTTATACTTATCAAAAGTATATTTCCAACCAGTATCAGAAACAACATATGAAGAAGTACGATTTAAATTACCATACCAAGTTAAAATGTCGTCAGATTCATCACCGGCATTATTAACAACAGCTGAAGATGGTGGAGATATGAATGCTACGCAATCTTTTCTCGAATTTGCAATATTATCAATTACATATTGTTGTACTGTTGTTGATGCATTTCCTGTAACAGCAAGAGCAATATCAACTTCTTCACCGTTTGTAAATTTATCCCAACCAGTTTGAATATTAGCATCGCTTGGTGTTGAATCTGCACCTTTTGTTAAACGATAAGTTTGAGCACCATTGACTGTTCTAAATGTTGTACCACTCATGGTTTGACCCCAAGTAGCCACAGTATTTGCATAATCTACTGGATCAACTGCGTAAATATATTTTGAACTTCTGTAAAGTACATTTTTGTAATAATTTGAGTTTCCTAAAGAATCAACCGCATCACTTGCTTTTGATAGATATGGCCAAACTTCAAGAACTGTATTTTTTGTACCTGTGATTGCACCACCTGCGTCAGTAACAATAATGTGTAGTTCATCATTTGTTGCTCCTGCTGCGGTAGCTTGTACAGATGTGCCTGGTGCGCCAGTAAAATATGTTGAAATACCAATGCTGTTTACTGTCCAAGTACTAAATGTACCACCTGCATCAAGTAAAGAAACTGTAATTGAGTTGCCTAATGCTCCTGCATATTTTGCTGCAAAAGGACCAATTGCATTTGCATTATTTTGATTTAAATAAGATGCTTCAAATGCTTGTTCATTTTTAATTTGTGTTGATGATCCACCTGCATTTGATATTCCATTATAGGTAGCATCACCAATAGCTCGAACAGTTTTAAGATTATTACCATATGCCAAGAAACTTGCAGCACTAAAGAACGAAATTGCTGTGTTAGTGTCTGGTTTTCCAAAAGTTGCAGCTAAAGCAATCTCACTATCGATATTTTTTATAGTTTCTGCTGGACCCCAAGTGAAGTTACCAACAAAGGCACCGGCTGTAGTTAGTATTGAAGGTATGACTGTCGTTAAATCAACTTCAGATACATTTACGCCTGGAGAGATTTTAAATGCCA